AAGCCATCTATCCACATTTTTTTGCGACTGATCCGGCAACCCGACCATCTCCTTCAGGAGTACAATTTGCCGTTGAATCTCTGTCACCGGTATCTGAGCAAGGTAGGCATCTTTATCCCAAAGCCACTCAGCGCCGGAAGATTGCTCAACAACATGGCGCTTTAAACGCTCGCGGATCATGTTTTCTTCAACAACCGGCAGCGGTTTGTTGACACAGCCGTAAATGCCACTCAGCACAAAATGGTGGCGCATCTCATCCCAAGCGACTGTCTCGCCGCAGAATTCACAAACGAAGCTGTCGGGATGGGGATTATTCATTGAACTTCTCCCGTGGTGTGTCAAATCCAATTCCATACGGCGATGATCCCGGCAGCGTAGAAATACTTTTCAAGAATTTTTCATAGTCCTCAGTTTTTTCACCCAAGATCAATTTCTCCACCACAAACGGCTGACTGACTGCCGCACTCAACTCGGCAGCCGTCTCCATTGAATGTTTGAGTGCCTCGGTAATCGCGACTTCTGTCCATCCTTCGAACTGTCTGAGCGTCGCATACAGCGCCCCCATCGCAAATTCTTCACCAGCTCCCATCGCACACATCTTGCGGGCAGATCGGCACAACTGGAAGCCGTTTTCAACCGAGTATAAATGACCATTGTAGCCAAGTAGGAAATTTGCACCCAACTCACGGCCATTCTCGGTTTCGGTGTAACCACATTCTTTAAAGGCTAGCCGCGCCTTCTCGATGACCTCACAAATCAGATACTCCTCGTCGGATTGTCCCTGCTTTCGTGGCGCAAAATCAGTCTGGTAGCGCAGGATTTGCGCCATGCGTGGATTGCCAGCACAGCCGAACAACATACCCGCTTTTTTGAAAAGCTTGGTTCCGGCGATAATATCCTTTGCCCAGCCATTCAAGGTGATGCTGTCGGCTCCCATGTACACCACGCCCTCATGCTCCACGCCGACGATACAGGTCATTTGCCATCTCCACGCAGCGCATCTTCAAGCTGCTTAATCCGCTCGTCTTGAGCCTCAACGATGTCCAGCAATTGGTTGACGACATTCCACATATCGACAACCGAAGGTCCAATAAATTGCGTCACCAATGGCACTGGCTGATTTTTGTGCAAAAGATTTCGCAAAGCCTCAATCGTTACTTTATCACTCACCCCGCCACCTCTTCCCCATTCCGCGTCCACCACTCATAAAACGCCGCCCCCAACAGCAGCCACAGCAGGGTATCATCGGCAGCCGGGGTCAACGGCGGCTCCTCGCCCTCTTGCATAAAGCCGCGCAGTTCTTCTGTCACCTGCGCCGGTGTCGCTGTCACCACGCTTTGGATGTTGCATAAACAGTTATGCACTGCCATGCCGTTGACTGTATAACTGTTATCAACTTCGACATGCATGTTATAGACCAATCCTGCATATTCCCGTACCGAAATGGATTGGATTTTGATATAATGAAGCTGGGCTTGGGGCGGAGTAATTAACCGCTCGACAACTGCGTTTCCTGACGCAGCGCCCTCCTCACATTCAGGAGACGACGACAGGAGGTTGTCATGGGTACTTACTACGCCCGTAATTGTTCGATTTGCGGTAAGCCCTGCACTGGGGAAAGCTGCCGCAACTGCATGAGGCTCAACACCGTCCGTAGACATATCGAGCGGATCGAAGCCGAGCAAGGCCGTCCTCTTAAAGATGTCCTGACCCAACTCTATGTCACCGACCTGCTCGGCACACCTGAGATCAATCGCATCCTCGGCACTCAGTTCCGAATGCTGGTTAAGCTCCTCACTCACTGCGGAATTCCGTTGCGTACCCAAAGCGAAGCAACTAAGCTGCAATGGATTAAGGATGATGGCACTCTTCGCAAGGCGCAAGGGGAGCGAGTCAAAAGGCTCGGCGCATTGCAAACTGGTGACGCTAACCCTGCTAGAAAACCCGGTATTGGCGCTAAGATTTCCGCTGCCAAAAAGATCAACAACCCCGGCCTCGCGCATATCATCATGCATACCATGCGTCTGAAGAATGCTAGACTCGTGACTTGTCTCAACTGCAAGAAGCGTTTCGAGATCAAAGCTAGTGATGCCGCTGCCCGTCGCTTCTGTAGCATGAAGTGCTTCCACACCTACGAGGGGGAAACCACTATCGAGAAGGCTATGCGTGAAATGTTGACCAAATACGGGTTCAACTTTACTGCTCAATATAGGGTTAAACGTTTCCGGTTGGACTTCGCTTTGGTTACCCCGAAAATCGCTATCGAATGTGATGGTGTTTACTGGCATACCGAAGAGGAAGACGCTTTGCGGGACGCACGCCTTTGGGAATTGGGCTGGACAGTTTTCCATTACACCGAAGCTGCAATCAAAGCCGATGTCGAAGGATGTGTCCAGAATATAATCAGTCGACTGCAAATCCTCGGCATTGATCCAACCGCGTAAGGTCATAACCGGATGTTCCGGGGTGATTTCCATTGAGCCGTTCGCGGTTTCAATACGGTAAATCACCCCTTCGTAATTGTTGTGCCAAGATGATTGCACAGGCTGATAACGGCCTTCGTGCGTCAGCACCAAGTCCCCTGATTGAATATCTTCAATTGGCACATCGCCATCGACAGTCGTCACCATTTGCCCCGGCAGGACGCACTGCGGATGCATAGGGTAACTCGGCACATTATCCATAGGATACGGCTCACGCAGTCTCCCGCCACCCGGCCCAACTGTTGCTACAACATCGCACGGATCATTTTTGGGGTGACTCGCGCTCAACACCCAGTCCATCCCGGTAACATAGGGGTTTAGCCGAGCCGTCGTCAGCGTCACCTCGCCATGCGCGTGCGTGATCTCCGTCCGCCCCAATACCATGCCGCGATAACTGGCATCCTTGCCATACGGCTTATCCGTTCGCAGCGCCGCCCGCCCCGGCAGCATGAACTGCTCGGCCTTCTTGCTGATGTTGAACGCCGAATTGCCGTTGCGGATTTGCTCGGCGATCATCGCGTCCAGCCGCGCCCGCATATCGCCATCGGTTCGCCAGATGCGGTCACTCAACCGGTAGCCGTTGGGATCGACCCACAGGTGCAGCGGATCATACTTGGCGAACGCATTCGGCACGAAGCCCTTACCCATCCGCGCCGATACATCAATCTCGCGCACACCGGTCGGACGCTTGGCACGGCTCAACCAGTTATAGACATCCTCCGGCACATTCCGCTTCATCCACGCCTGCTGGTTGCGAACGGCCTTCACCGTGATATAGGCCACCCATGTGTTCATCAGCTTGGCATACGGTGACAGCGGCGTTGCCTCATCTTCGGCATAGGCATGACGGCCATCGAAGCCCACAAACACGCGGTCGATAATCTGGCCGGTTGCCGCCAGCACCTGCCGCTCGCGTTTCGGGTCGATTTTGCCATCTATACCCGCATAGCGTTGCAGCACCGTGCCGATCTGCTCGGCAGCCGGTCGCAGGATCGCCTTGAACCCTTCGCGGAAACCCTTCTGGGCAACCGGCAGCGCCCTCGTGCCGGGTATGACTTGGGGCATTAGATGCTTTTGCCTCCAAGTTGATCTTTCAACAGATCATAGACTAGGCTGAGAACATCCGCGTTGGTGAGCCCTTCAGCGGAAACAGGGATGGTAACGTCACTAGAAACATGCTTCCTAACATAGTCAATCATTGCAAGGAATCGTTCCGCTGTAATAATTTCCGCGACAGAATAGTTTTCGTGTTGAATAGCAATATATTTATTACCAAACAATTCAACAATTGTATGCTGCATTGCTGCCGTCCCCTTCTATTCAATGCCGCTGTCGGGCTGATTAAACCGCAGCGTGATCGTCTCCTGCGGCTTAAGATTCGTCGGCACTTCGATGTAAGACATATACGTCCAATCGCGGATTGCTCCACAGTCCCGACACTTGGTATAACGGACGCACTTCCGAATCTCCGGCATCGGCACAACACCCTCTACCCACCGGTGTACGCCGATAACACACAGCGCAATACGTATCATCGTATCTCACGCCTCTGTATATGGAACAACTTCAGGCTTTGCGTCATACGACCGCCAAGCAACAACCCAATTGTCTGCCCAAATTTGCTCAACAAGTACACCCCGTCCAACGATTTTCCATTGAGCGGAGCTTAAATAACTGGATAGATTGCGTTCGTCGGCAGGGTTAACGAACACGTTTTCTTTGCCGTCCGAAATAACCTGCCCAATATCCCCCGGCTCACAAGTCGATAAATTATCGATGGCAATCATGCCTCCGACATTGTAAGCTAGCGGAGCTTTGAGTTCACGCACTCTACCCATTTCTGCGTCCCCTTCTATTCGCCGCCGCCCGCTTATGCATCGCCTTTTGCACATCGGCATCCACGTCGCCAAACGGATCATAGCCGCGAGCCACTTTCACCACTCGGTCACCGGAAGCCTTCAGTGCTTCTTTATACCCACCGAAGCCGATCATCAACCCGTAGGTGATCGCAACCGCGTTCAAAGTTGCCGGTGCAGGCGCACGCTTGGAAAACACCTGCGGCTGGGCGCGGAACGTCTTCTCGACCCGCTGGCGCAAATCCATCATCTGCTGATGAGATAGCTCAAAGGTGTTGCAGATGCCGACCAAAATGCTGATGACATTCTTAGGATCGAACGCTGTCCACGTCACTGGGGCTGCCGCATGTTCCAGTTCATGGATTGCTTCCAGAGCTTCAGTCATTGACTACCCTTCGTTGAATGCCGGTTGATACACCTATCCTAAGCCTGCTTTTTTACAGAATAGGCAATCAGTTTATAGGAGATCGAAGCTGCTGCATTGCGAGGCGAAACTTGCCGATTTCCTCAGACAAGATGCCGATCAGCTTTTCGGTTAACTCGGTATTCGAGAAAATACCGAAGATGCCAACCAACTGCGCCACTACAAACACGTTGAGCAGCGCAATGCACACCTTCCAGACTTGCCTGATTCTCACGCGGCTGCATTCCCGGCATTATTATCGGTGTTCAAGGGATCGTTTTGGTTTGCCGCCGCATCCACCGCCTGATTGAACCCGTCCTGCTTATCGGCCATCTGCTTTTTCGCCGCGGCAACTTCGGCTTCCGGGTCTTCCACCCGCCCGGACATATCGACCATCGTCTCGTCAGTGATCACATTGCGGTCGTGCAGCGCCGTCGCCCATGCGAGGTTCTGAGCATCATCGGCTTCACCCAGCGCCGACCACTTAATCCGCACCGGCATCACAACCACCTTGCGGTCAATCAGCGCCCGTGTCCGCAGCCACACATCCATCAGTTCGTGGATACCACCTTGCGCCGCGAACCCCAAATCTTCATCCGCGCCCGCCCCTTCCAGTTGCAGCCGCTGGCTGGCGATGTGCATGTAGAAGGTCTTCATCTGCTCGGAGGCGGAAGCCCGCGCCTGTCCTAGTTCGCCGCCCCACACCACCTCAGGAATCCGCAGGTGTTCGAGGATCAGCAGGAACAGCAGCTTGAGCATGGCCTTAATGTCGTTGGTGTACCCGGCATCCGGCGAAACCAGATCGAACTTCTCATCCAGTTGCAGCAGGATCGTCGCAAACCGGTCAAATTCAATCTGTGTGCGCGTGCGGGTTGCGCCTGTGCCGTCTGTCCATTGATCCGGGTCCGGGCTGGCATTGGCATCTTCAGAAGCGGCCGGGTCTTCGAGGTTAAACACCGGTATCGGGTTGGACATGATCTCGGCGGCATCCAGTGCCTTCTCCAGCTCGGCATCATACCGCGCCAGCAGGTGCAGCAGCCCCTCGATCATCGGTCGACCGTGCGTCTCGTTAGCGCTCCGGTCGTTGGGGAAATGCACCACCGGCAGTCTGCCGATCAGGTTCTCAAAGGTCTTCTGGAACTTCTTACCGTCGGCACTGGTATACCCATCCGCCAGCAGGTCAGCCGCCAAATCCTTATCCGACGTTTCAATCGTTAGCGTGCGTCCGTCCAGCCGGTATTCATCCGTCGCGGTGAACTTCGTCATCTTGGTGGTGATCGTCGCCCTCACCGGCTGCCGGTAGTCCAGCATCGAATACTCGTACTTAACAGTATCCGGCGACGGCACACTAAACGTACCATCGGCGTTCACCACCACATACTGGTCACCCATCGACTTGAGATCGTTCACCAGTGTCAGCAGTGTGGATTTGTAGCGGGTCACCAAGCCCGTTAGAAGCTTGTTGGTGTACTGCACATTCTCGTTCTCGGCAGCGTCGGCATCCGTCGCCAGCTCGACCTGATAGCCGTCGCCCATGATCCAGTCGGTTTTGATCTCCGCCGCTGGTTTGGCAAACAACCCCGCCAGCCGCAGGCCCTGAACCATGCCGCGCCGCAGCCGATCCCAGTACGCATAATCCGGCACGGTGTTATCAACAGTCGTGGTCGAACGCGTCTGCCAGATGTTGGTGTTGGCAACCCGCCCCACGATCTCCCGGATAATCTCGCCGTGTTCTTTTCGCTCAACCACCGCCGCTAGTGCCATCGCTTTTCGCCTAATCTACAGAACAAATTTTCCACAGTATAGCACAATTATGCCTCAATGGTTATCGGCTTATCGCCGTCCGCCCCAGAATCCCGTCCGCACCTGTCGCTTACCCGGCTTCTTCACCGGCTGGGCAGCTTGCATCACCATATAGCGCATCGCATCCATACCGTGATTGTAAGCATCAATTGGCGTTTCCTTTTGCGGCTTGCCATTTTTGCCATCCGGCCAGACATAACTTGAGAATTCCTGCTCGGTACTGGTCGGCTGGGTATCACCCGGATACTCGCGATACAATTCGCGATCCGCCCCTACTCGACAGTCTTGAAACACATATAGCCTCGGCTTGCCATCACCTGCAATCTTTAAACGCTCCTCAACTGCTTGAATGCCGGGACTGATTTCTTTCTTCGCCGCAATCGTCTTAATGCCATTTTCAGCCAGCGTGGCGCGATCTTCTGCATCGTGATCTGCAACGGTCGCCGCAAACACCTCACCAGCACTCAACCGCCTAATTTGGGCGGCATGAACCTTGACCGTTCGCCGCGTCATATAGATTTCGCGGTACAAGTACAGCCGACCATCGTGATCTTGCGCCCACCACTGGCACACAAAGGGGTTGGTGTAGCCAAAGTCGATTGACCGATACCGTGTCCATTCAGCAGGAATCGGGAACGGCTTAATTACATGCACCGCCGGATCAAAGTCACCGTAAACCTGCCCTTCCGCCGAAACCCACAAGCCGAGCCGACCTCGCTTATATCGTAGCCCTGTCAGAGCATCCAATGTTTCCATTGTGCGTTTGCCCTGTGCTGTTATTTCGCCCGTCTCTTGGTTGTATAGATTGGGATTGTGTTCATGTCGCTGTTCGAATACTTTGAGGCGGCTGCGGTTCTTGATCCAGTGCGTCGGCGGGCCGGGGTTACAATCGCCAAAGACTTGCGTATACGGTGCATTGCCAGCTCGTCCGGTGGCACGGCCTGTTAGCTTCTCCCATGAGTCCAACGTTATTTCTTCGGCCTGATTGACGTAGATAAAATCATACTCTGCCGAAAGTACCTTATCGGCTTTATCAAGTCCCCGGCATATCAACCGTGATCCATTAGGATAGATGTAAAAGTCTGGTCGCTCTCCACCGAATTTCTGAATTGCCGAACGTGGATCATCTGGTTTATACGGCAGCACCTTATTTTCGTAGGTGACGATTGCCGACTGCACAAGGCTGTTGTAGGTGGCGCGCACCATCAACGCGCGGGCATTCTTGTATTTGCACAGCAGCGCATGGAGCTTGCCGAGTGCGACGAAAGTTTTACCGGTTTCGTATGGTCCAGCGAGCATCGCCTCTGGCCCCTGATACGCCCAAAATTCCCGCGCTGGCCCGTAATATCGAGCGCCGGACTTATCTTGGATAACTGCGTAGGTCACAGTTCATTCATATCCATGCCAGTAACGAGGATCGGGATCGGCTGCCCATTTTCGCCGGAAATTTCCTGTTTGTCCGTAAACAGTTTATGGTGTTTACCCAGCATCACCAATGCCGCTTGGGCATCGTACAATTCTACTGAGTCAATGTAGATGAATGGCTCACTGGGTTCGTTTTCCGTTTCGCCCTCAGCCGATTCGGTCGATTTCTTTTCTTTAGGGACAATCGCCTCGAATTTTAATTTCTTAATCAGCCATGCTTTAGGATGACGCTTTAACTCTTCCGGCGACAGCATCATCATTTCACGCATATCGCCGCGTGCCATCTCGCCCAGCCTGAACAAGACTTCATCGGCGGTCATCTGAACCTGTTTCATCCGCTCTTCGATATAGTCTTTCACGAGCGGATCAGCAAGTATTTCACTGGCGGTCGCAGCCGCACGCTTCACACTGAATCCGGCTGTAATTGCAGCTTCTTTGCCATTAAACCCGTTTGCTAAATAGGCTTCAGCAAGTCTGCGTCGTTTGGTCGACAGCTTTTTGACGTTTGCCATTACGTTTAATTACGCTTTTACCCGAACAATTGATCTGATTATAGCATTGTTTCGGAGTCGATAGGCAATCAAAAACGCCCCGTTGATGGACGGAGCGCTTTTGTAAACCCAGTTACAGCCTGTCTTTCGTCACTGGAAGACGTTCACGTCATTCCGGCACTGACGTTTGGAGCGGTTCTACGTGGCGAGTGCCGGAGGTCAATCATTCGCGACATGGTCGAAAATCCGGCACTCTCAATCAGTAGCAGACATACATAACTATAAGAACTTTTGATCTGTATTGTCAAGGGAGTCGAATTAGGCTTTAATAAGGTTATGATTCATCTCCCCTATTTCGACATCGGTGATCTACCCATCTGGTACATTTCGCCCTCGTCAAAAGCCGTTGTCTCTACAGTATCGATCAACCGCATCTTGCCCTCGCAAGCCACCATATCACCGACTCAGCTATCCTATTACGATCAGCGCTGCCGGATGGTCGATCAAGACGGCAGCCTCCCTTTTGGCATTCGCTTTGCCGGATCACCAACCATTCATCTTATCGACGGCCATCATCGCTGGTATAGCTGCTTGATACGAGGCCGAAAGCGCTTTCGACTGACGCTTGATTGTTATGATATAACCTTCGCGCAAGCCGTCATCAATGACTTTACAACCCGGCAGCCTGTCCGCACCAAATCGGCACGCCGCCAGCCGGTCAGCCCCCAGCAGATGAGCTTGGCCTTTTAACTCAATTACAACTACTTACCTAGCCATATTGATCAAATACACCCTTTACCTTATAGGTCGCATCTGACTTGCTCAGTTCAGAGTTAAACTCATCCCGCAATTTCCTCAGACTCCCACCGAGTCTTGCCAGTTGATCGTTATCCATATACTTCAACCAATGACTAAAATCTTCAATTGGATCGGTAATTTGCCCACGTAAATAACCGCGCGTAAATGCATCTACCGCCTCGTGTGGCACGCCTTCACCCGCGATAGCCGCCTCTAAGGTAGGGTATTCGTTCATGTGTCCAGTTCGCGCACCTGTATCAAACCACGCCCCAACCTTTGGTAATGTACGCTTACTCATTCGAAATATCCTTCAATCCATTGAACGTTTCAAAGTCGATTTCACCGGCTGTCACGGCCTGATCGATAGCCGTCCAGCACTCCTCTTCAGTCGCCGGTTGCGGCATTCGAGGCCATGCCCAATAAACACCATTTTGACCATATGGCGTTAGGTGGGCTACGAAGTGGTTAGGATCAGGCAGTGCCTCATAATCTTTGAAGATTGACGGATTGCCGACCGCAGCACCCTTTTGATCAAATTGAGTGACTCGAAAGCCCAATGACTTTAAATACGCTTTCCGCTCTTCATCGATCATCCCTACGCCGCCTTCCATCGTTTGCCCTCCAACTTGACCAACCCGGCAATCTCCAACGTCCGCAGATAATTATAGGTCTGCCGACGCTGCAAGCCCAAATGCTCCCCCACCAATCCGGCTCGTACCCCTTTGCCGCACTGCCGCTGGAGTCTCCTCAACAGCGGCAGCACCACCCCCTTCGCATACTCGATACATTGTGCTGCAAGTAATAATTCTGGCATATTTTTAAACCATTCGTTCTCTTAGCAGGTGATAGTCTCCATAGCGCATGATGCACTCATGCGAATAATTTAGCTTTCCGGCATGGTCGAAGAGATTGTCTGGCATCACCGGCGCATGAGGATCAGCCGCCTTTTGCTTCAGGAAATCGCTGTACGCCCGTTCAGCCTCAATCCGTTCCTGCCGTTCGATCTCTTTCTCATCGACCGACTCACTGTCAAAATAATGGGTAACACGGTTGCGGGCGATCAAGTCCAATTGTTGGTCATCAACGGCAAAGTACGGCGCATAATCCGGCCACTTGAACTCGCGCACATTGGTCAGCTTCTTATAGACCACCTCGGTGCGTTCATGCGGTGGGATAAACGGCATCCCCAGTACGGCGAATAAATCCTCTTCGCTGGCAATCCGCAGCCGCTGCTTATCGACCGCCACCCACGCCTTGCCGTTGTGCGTCCAACTGCGTGAATACCAGCCGTAGCCACCTTGAAAGCGTACCGGGGCTTTGACATGCGGCAGACCCAACCAACGCATGATGTAGGTGTTGGCCTCCGCTGGGCCTGTTCTCAAAACAAGCTGGTACCCCCAACTGTCTTCCGTCGTCATGAACAGTTCGCACTTAATCCCCTTGAACAGCAGACCGCGATAGTTCTGCCCCCAGCGCTTTGTGCGGCTTTCGCCATACAGGGCATACTGCGCCCTGCCGTATTGAATCAGGTCATCTGTCAGCGGCAGCAGCTCCGGCGTGGGGATAATCACCACCTCGGCATCTTTGACCTCTGGCTTATTGCGGCGCACACTGCCGGCGATCTCGATCCGCTCGCACGCTGGCCGCAATATCTCGACCAGCTCCTCGATGATCGCGCGGGCTTCTGCCAGCGCCAGCCGGGGTTCAGCTTGGGCTAACATGGCTTAGACCACATGCCCAAACATCGCCAGCATTTCATCCGGCAGCGGATACGGCCAGTCCCATAAACCCTGCTGCCCTTTGATGAGAACCGGCGGATTAAATGGAACCGGGTTCGACAGTTCCCACGCAACGCGATCCTCCGCATCGAAATAGCCAAACGCCTTTTCGCGTTCATCAATGTGCGGCAGAACACTTTGACCTCTGTAGCACTTACCCTTTTCGACCACACCGACAGCCGCGCCCAATGGCAGATTCTTCCAATCGCCCAGACCGCAGGCGATCAGGCGCGACATGAACACGCGGTTGCCGGTGTCCACGTCCAGTGTCTTGCCCGCGTGGATCACCAGCAAACCGCTCCACTGTGTTCCCCAGCTACGGGTTTCAAATCGTTTCACCCCTGCGATAATCAGGGAAGCCCACGGCTGGTGCAGGGTAATCGCCTTAACCTTTTTGTCCATTTAGCATCCTTATGCAAAACACATTGCACTAAAACGGAATCGGCGGAATCACTTCCACTTTCGAGTGTGGAACTGTCGCCATCTTCAGCGCCTCCGAACCCCACCGGCACGCGCTGTTGATCGTGTTGTGCGGCCCGTAGGCTTGCTGCACAAACCCCTCGCGGTTCAGTTCAATCGTCGCCTTCTGGTTATCATGTTCGACATGGAACAAGAATGAGTATCCCTGCTCGGCACGGCGGGCATATGATCCCACGCAGTGGTGCATCGTCTCGCCTTCTTCGACCACCTCGCCGACCGTCCGCAGCGGCACAACACCCTTCGCCGCCAGCCCTTCATAATCCAGCGACAGCAGCGGCAGGATCGTATCGGCACTCAGCCGGGCATCCTCTGGCAGCCGGTTATCGCGGTGCCATTCGTGGCTGCGCCGTGCCAACCCTAAGAAGTCGCCATTAAACGGCGTGGGATAATCCAGCACATAGGTCATCACGTCTTTAATCCGGCTCGTGCGCGAGGTGGATTTCAGCGGCCAGCCGACCACATCTGCGGCTTCCTGAATCGTCTCTGCCGACGCATTCAGCACCGTCCGCTCATGCATATACCAGTGGAAATGTTCCGCGCCGCACAGCACGCTAATCAGGTGCAGCCGGTTGGTGATCGGCTGTTCCAGATGCACATTCGTCAGCGCATCAATCGACTTGAAACTCAGCGCACGCGGCAGCTTATCCAGCGTCTTGTTGAGCGCTTTGGGCGAGACGGCATTCCCGGCATAGAGCTGCCGCCACTGCTGCATTCTTTCGAGCAAAGACGACGGCACATCATCATAGCGATGACGTAAGCTCTCCTCACGCTTGGCAATCAATCGGCAGGCATGGTAGCGCAGCAGATCCCCGCGCAGGTGCTTATAGGTCTCTGTGTACAATTCCGCTCGATGCAGAATAGAGGCATCGCCATGTGTACTCGCCCACATCAGCCGCGCCAGATCGCCAACTTCTTTCGGCACGATCTCTTTGACCAGCCGCTGCCAGTGGGGTTTCATGCGCTTGGATAAGGCGCGGGCGATCATCGCCGTTCCTTCTTCGAGCTTGCGTTTGTTCAGATAGCCTTTGACCATCGCATCCATGAACCATTCGCCGACCGCATCCACCAGTTCTTTATATTGGTAAATCGCCACGTTGCGCGTGCCGACGTGCAGGTAGGTGTCGCCGTAGGTCACGCCGACTTCGAGGCCGCCGTCGCGCTGCACCAGAAAGCCGCCCGGAATATCGACCAGTGTGTACTTGCTCTTCACCGGTTCGGCTGCGACTGGCGGCGCAGTCACCATCGTTTCCTCTGTCATTCGACTGAACTCCATCCTTCCGGCCACGCGGCAAAGGGGATAATCCCGCACGCCGCATTGCCCGCTTTCTCTTCTTCTTGAGCAATGTGTATGGCGTAGAGCTGTGCCTTCTGCGCTTCCGCTTGATTGATGGTGCAGGCGATGACCCGCGCCATCGCCGAGTCCACATCCCATATGAACACAATCGGGAATGCACCGCCGAGCCGTAGCTCAACACCTAGAAATAAGCTGTCCCGGACGGCAAAGAATTCCGCCAGCCGCTCGGCGAAGGCTTCAGCCTCGGTCATTTTAGGATTACCTTATTAGATTTCCGGCGCTCGACCCATTCAGTGTATGTCACACCCTTGATGTAATCTCTTTTGAATTCAGTTACCACCTCTCGATTCCATTCCGCTATATAATCCCAACTAATTTGGGTAGGCAGCTTTCTAATATCTTGGGTAGTATTCAGGCTTTTAATTAAGTCAACATCCTCATCAGATAAATCAAAGCATTCTCCGCCTAACCATTTACCCTTCTCGATGAAGTAGCCTTGTAAATGACGCTCGGCAATCATGACATTGCTCACCTTGCCTCGAATGGAGCAAAGAAGATTAAGACGCAATTGCTGCATCCTCCGTTGGACATCATTGGAAAACCCGATTTTATGGCACCAAGCGTGAACCTTTCGACTGTATCCATAAGACAAATACACAGAAGCTTGCCGATATGAATTCCACATCTTTAATAAATGATCAGCGCGATAAGGATTTAAGACCTGACCTTTTTCATCTGTTATCACCAACCCGTGAAAAGTCAGTTGCACGGTGTATATCTTGTCTAGTTCCATTATGTCCTCCTGTGACATTCATCTCCTGAAACACTGATGGACAGGCGGTCAGGAGTACCGCTTTTCGGGAGCTACCCTAGACCATCAGTTTTATTATATCTATAAGAACTTGCGATCTAATAAATGCAAAATGTATTGCATTGTTAATAACCCAATCGCTTCAAATACTGTTGGATCATGGTCAATTGCTGCTTGGCAATTTGAATTGCCGTTTCGCGCGTATCGGGCGCAAGGGCTTCTGCATTCTCCCAAGTGTTAGCAATGAAGCTGGCATTCTTGGTGAGAACTTGCTGCGCTTGCTTTACATCCTTCGGAGGCTCATACGGCTTCAATTCGTCGTAATCAATCATCCGCTCACTAGGCCGGATAATCAGCGCCTTAAGCCATTCGATTTGGTTATCCAACGGCAGCGAAGCAAGGCGCTTCATATCTTCTTTAAGAGCGCTCACTTTGAGTTTGGTTGAGCGTGTAGCGGCATACTCTAGCCATAAGCCTTGAAGTTGCTGTGACAACGGCGCAATCAGCCGGTGGTGACTAAAACTTAATTTTCGATTCCGAATCGAAAAATGTATCGAGCGTGCCACCCATGCGTAATCGGCTAACGTTTGATACTTGTATTCAACCTCGCTGGCCGGTTGCAGTTCGTACTTTCTACCCCATACATTTCGATCAGTGGCGTAGTTGTACCAATCGCCGATATTCCACTGGATCGAAGTTTCAAGGCCTTCTAAAACTTCTTCCACCTCCAACAGCTCATCAATAGTCACATCTTCCGGTGCAACCATACCTACAGCCGTCATGGTGAAGCGCTTATAGACCATCGTGCCGTCTTCATGGCGATGAAGCCTGTTGGGATTGTCCTCGTAGACGACAACTTCCTTTTCAACAACCTTCTCAATGACCTCCGGCTCACCATCCCCAATGGCCGTATCAAGCATATTTCGAAGGTGCAGGGCGCTCGCTTTCACTCTGTCTTTGTTGGGAGCCATCCAATCGCCTCCATCGTCTTGTTGCACAGCGCATAAGCATCGCGGGCTTCCTGACCATTCGGCGCGTAGCGGTAAATCATTTCCTGCATGTTCGTCGCCTCGACCCATGCCGTCCGCAGCGTGACCGGCGGCCACACCAGACCCGGATATGCTTCGGCCAGCGCGGTGATATTGCTCCGGTGAACCATTGTGTTCGGGCGCATCTTGTTCGGGATGATGCCCAGAATTTGACTCGACCGGTTGAAGTATTTTTCACGCTGGCGGTTGACGTTTCGCAGTTGCCGCATCGCGCTTTGGATACCATCAAAGCTCATGCGCTCACATTCGGTCACATAGATATAAGCATCGGCAGCCAGCCAGATCGCACCATCAAACAGTGACAGCGTAGGATTGGTGTCCACCAGAATGACATCCAACTGCTTATCACTGCCGAAGGCTTCCAGCGTTTCGAGGAACAGGAGGTTCTCATCCTGCTGAAGCTCGTAGGGAATGCGGTAGGTGCGGTCGCTGGACGGCAGCAGCCACAGATTGCCGCCGGTGTAGTAATCGCCCTCGGCAGTAAACCGGCTGGGGTCGATCAGCCGTGCCACGTCACTGATCGGCTTCTTGTCGATCATGGCGGCGTACAGGCCGTTCTCTTCAGCCTGTCCCAGCATCAATCCGGCATGACCTTGACTATCGGTATCGACGATGCCGACGTTCACGCCAGCTCGTGCCAACCCTGCGGCGATGTGGGTTGTCATGGTTGACTTGCCCACGCCGCCCTTGCGATTCGTAACCGCGATAATCTTCATGGCTCGCCCCCTTCCACAACCACATACCCGGCAGCTTTCAACTGCTCAATGACCTCATGAGCATCGGCGTTGACTTGGACATCATCCCCCTGCGGCGGACGCATCGTGATGTGCCGAGCCGAAACATGATGCTCGCGCTCGATCTCGTCTAAATCGGCAGGTTTCGACTGCTCGGCATCCATCCGACGGACAGCGCGGGTAATTTCTCGGAGTGCGTTCGCTGTCTCTTCTGACATATTGGGGTCAGCCAATACGTGTATCGGCTCCCCATCCACATCCAACCACATCCCGACATGTCCACGTTTTTTCATCCGCCCAACCCTCCCGTCTTCTTGAGATATTCCTGCCGCTGCACCTCATCCGTCTCCATCAACTCACGGATAGCCAAGATTTGCCGCGCCATCGCGTTGCGCCCCTTTGCAATCTCGAACTCACCGGTATTCCGCGCCCGCATCCAGCCGGTGGGATCGAGCATCACGCCAATCGAGTCGGCATTCCGCACCGACCGCTCACACTCCTCAACGTGCGCCTTCAGATCGTCCACCGGCAGCAGGCCAATCTGCCGGACGAGGTTGGTTAAGAAA